CCGCCCCCGCCGCCACCACCGCCNCCCCCTCCTCCGGCCATTCCCATAGCAGAACCAGCGGCATTCATTAGGCCGCCAACCATTCCTTTTTGGCCGCCAATAACCGCACTACCCAATTGAGCATTGGCGGCATTAACGCTGCCTGTAGAACCAACCTGAGCGGAATTTACGTTACCTATGGCGCCAAGCACATTGCCGGCGTTTCCAAGATTCCCACTGACATTATTGTTAGTGGCGTTGATGATATTGCCGGCCATATCTTTTGTAATTCCGGCATTGATACCAATTTGACTTTGCTCCTGATTAACATCGGTTGCACCTTGCCCATGCTGGGCTCCGATACCAGTCTGAAGTTGATTCGTAACTCCGGCCCCTTGGGTATATTGATTGCCTATCGCGTTTTGTTGGACGCCTGTAGTACCTAGGCCAAGAGTGCCAAGATTTCCAATTCCTGATTGCTGTTGATTGACTAATCCAGATCCCAGATTGCCAATTCCCTGATTGGTACCAACCATATTGTTCTGCACACCAGTTAGACCCGCTAATCCAGCCAATTGCTGTTGAGCCTGCAGTGTGGCTGACTGGCCAACGGCTTGCTGCTGCGTTGCGGCTCCTTGCTGCGCCGCTTGGCGAGCGAGAAGGCCAACGTTAGCACCAGCTCCCCGTTGACCAGCCATTAACGCCGCCTGATTGGCGACATTTTGTCCAGTAGCTTGATTCAAAGCCGCTTGCGCGGGATTAGGGCCAGTCCCATTGGCTATATTCTGATATTGATTAGCTGTTCCTTGCTGTTGATTTAAAACGTCTTTCAAGCCAGAAATTGCCCCGGTTTGGGCATTTACTCCGCCTGCTCCACTCAGCGCATTGATAAGATTTGTTTGAGAATTCCCCGCGGTTCCAATCATGCCAGCGCCATTGACGCCGGTTATATCCTTTACAAGATTTCCTTGAGCATCCATGGCATTGCCCATGGCTCCTGCGCCGCCCAAACCTGTAAGAGAATTATTTAAACCGACTTGCCTTCCGGTCGCCGCGCCTTCTACCCCCGCGCCATTATTGGCGCCCAATTGATTTCCTAAATTTACTCCCGTTCCTAGAACGGTTGATTGATTCCCTAGACCGTTTTGGGCGCCCAGAGCCGTCAAAAGCTTATCAGAACTTCCCAGTGCTCCACTTACACCTGCATTAGATGCAGCCAATTGATCAGGAGTAATAGGATTCTGAATATTGGCGCCTTTAGGTCCGGGAATTCCCGTCCCATTAATTCCGCCAGCCGTACCTAGAAACCCGCCAATGGCGCCCATTTAAATGTCCTTTCGCATGACAATGCAGTTATCGGCAGAGCTATCAAGCGTCATTCCATAGCCTAAAAGCACCTTCAAACTTATGGTGCTCCCTTTGGCCGATGGGGCCACTGTACCGATTAGTTTGGTAGCACCTTCTGCCTTAGCTTCGGCTACGATTTGATCCGCTAACTCTGATGCGTAACCTTCATGGCGCGCATCCGGCACCACATAGATATCGATAATGTAAACTGTCTTGAAGTCGTCCAAGTAACGATAGGTAGCAAAGCCAAACTCAGTCTCAATGATTGAGTCGGTTGTGCGTTCTTTCAAATATTCAGCGTATAGGCTCAAGCTATCCCACACTCGTTTGATTGTTTTGAGGTCTGTAAGCTTTCTTGAAGGCGCAAATCACATTCAGTCCAGAAATCGTAAGTCCCGCCCCCGCGACCGTCCCAAACGTTGGATCAAATATTTCTTCAAGCGTGATAGCGAACGCCATACACCGCTGACGATCCAAGAAAACGCGCCATGACTCCAGAGAGGCCGGGCCTCCATATGGATCCCCTTGACCGTAGGGGCTCTGTGAAGCACCCGCGCCATAAGGCGTGCTGTAGTTGATGGGGGTGATAATGACGCTCTGGGAAGGCGCAGAGGCATAGTCATACGTAAGGCTAATGGCCAGTTTGTGCGGTGAGACATATTCCCCCAATATATAGAAGAAATAAGCCCTCTGATAGTTCTGAAGATCGCCAAGCCTTAGCGGGCCGGTCTGAAACTTCATAAGCACTGGGTTACTACCGTCTAGATAGGCGCCGGGGGTTTCCTGGTAAACCATGCCGTTCGAATTGATGAAGGTATGGAGATTCTCGAAAATGCATGAGCTAATAGCCGGCACACCCGAGAATGTGCCCCATTGGCCATAGAAATAATCGTACATAAGCGTTACGCCAGTGCTCAGCGTAAACCGCACCTGATTCGTTTCGGGTACATTGACGGCGCTGGTAACCGTAGCGCCCAGAGTGAAGTCCTGGACGGGTGCACCGATGTAAGTAGTACCTAAGCCGCGGTCTAGGAGCCAGATGCCTTTATCGCTCTGGAACATCAAACCTTGAGGCATAAGGACGATAGACTTCTGATTAGCGCATCCAACAGTAGCCGTAATAAAAATGGGCTGGCTGTACTGACTATTAGCGCCAGTATTGTCGGGACCAGTACCGTTGATGTAGAGAAAGGCGTCACGCTTACCCAAGATCAGCTTGTCATCCATGACGGCTATAGTCTTGATGGGACCAGTACTCGATGCGGTGCCAACGGTAGGAGGTACATAGACCGTCAGTAGATCTGACATTTCAACCGGCGTAGCCTCAATGATTTGCTTGCTATACCAGAGCAGATTGGGGTCTTCGGCGTCTACTAGCCATAGCCTAGTATCGAATAGTGTCATGACATCAGAGGCCGGAGCATTAACGTCTTCGACTACACCACCAGTCGTGTAAATCAGATTATTGCCTAGGATTGTGGCATCTGATGCAGCGTCAGTAATAGTTACTGAATCAACTGTGGGATCATTCAGAGTTGGCGCGCTAATGCTGGTGACTTGGTAGTAGTTCTGCTGCGCGGCAGACCAGCGGTATAGGACGATCTTGACGGGGTTAGCCGTCTTCATCGTCAACCGCAGCGTCGGCACCTTAATGGTATTGGTAGAGCTCCCGGTCGTCGTCGTTATGGTGATGGGCACCGAAGGCGCCGACCTAAAGGCGTTGCCCTGATTATCGGTCCACTCATAAGTGGCTTGGTAATAGTACGCTTGGGCAATCAGGCCCCCAGATCCAGTGGCCGTAGTTACATGCAAATCCTCTGGCCAGATCACAAAGTTATGCTCTACAGGCAAATATCCGTCATACATCCATAAGAAGCCGCCAGAAATATGCAGATCATTGCCAATTTCAGCCGTATCGAGATTCGCGGTACCAATGGTAAAAGTGCCGAGATTGACGCCAGTCTGGGAATAAATGCCCCCGGCCTGCGTACCAGACGGTACGTTGGTATTCTTGTTTACGGCTTCAATTAGATCTTTATAGAGGTAGGCGATAGAGGCGCTAGTCCCATAGAGAGAAACGCCAGGAAGGCCTAGCGTCAGATATCCGCCACCATTTTGGTAAGCAAGCTTGCCGGCAAAGACTGGCGCGCTAGAGAGACTGAGTGAGCCATTCACCAGGAAGTAGGTTGGCTGATAGGTGCTACTGACGGCGCCCAGATAGTAGATAACGCCGCTGACGATGAACGCCTTAGATGCCAGCCCCACACTACGCACCGATACAACCAGGGACGATACGGTAGCCGTTGCCAGCGTTACCGTGCAGGTATTGATGTAGTTGGTATTTGGACTTCCCCAGCTGTAGGTATTGGATACCTCGCCGAAGACCGTGCAGACGCCATTCTGGGCGGCAGACGCGATATTTAGATAGGTGCCTGTAGAGATGATCTGATGGGGAGATAGCTGAGTACCAAGATTGGTATCAACTGCCAACGTATACCCTACCGACGTATCGCTGCGGTAAAAGCTCACATAGATGATTGCAGCGATGGGGTTAGAAGAATCAACTGTTACGCTCATCATGGTGGCTTTGTAGGTAGCAAAGCTTACTGGGGCAGCGACCGTTAGTGTTTTTGATAGGTATGTAACCTTAATCGCCTGTCCACCAGTCGTGGTGTTATAGGCGATATATAGATTGTTTCCATACACCGCTCCATCCCATGCCAGTGTAGTAGCTGATACATAGGATGAGGCAATATCGGTATTGGCTCCCACCAGAGACGGGTTATTGATGTTCACCGTCACATACTGAAGATGCGACACCGCGGTAATGACATTGGTAAAGACAATGATGAAATTACTGCCCAGGACGAAAACCCTTAGGCCGCCCGTAACTGTACCAGACGCTACAGGGATAACCGCAGGCGCCGCTAGATTCTGGCCTGTAACGGAATCTGCCACAGCATATTTAGCTGTGGTAGTGGTCCCATCAGTCTCGAGGTAGACCGTACATACGTTGCCATTTGGCGCAATAGCCGCATCGCATGCGGTCTGATTTAGGTTATTGCGAATGACTGGAAGGGTAGAGACGCTGAGAGGCTGGATTGAGCCGCGTTTCACCCACTGGTTACCGCCAGAGTTTAGCGCGGCGATATTGGTGCCAATGGCCGTAGCATTGCCATTGAAGGTAGTCAGATAAGAATAGGTGGAATCAGGCAGAGATGGCAGAAGGCCGTAGCCATTGCGTTTTTGCAACAGGCCGCCCTTATCAAAGACCATATTATCAAGCTGCAGAAACTTACCTATCTGCACGCGCTTAGGGTCGGTTTTAGTGTCCAAACCTTGCGCGAAAGATACGTCTATGCCTTGCTTAGTGAGCATCAAACACCTTTAACGGGTACAGCTTGGCCTGCTTTTTCTTCCATGGCTTTCTTCATGACTAAAGCCCAGTCGAGGCCTAGCTTAAGATCAAACTTAGACCATTCGGCGATTTCTCTGAGGGATCCATCGGCAAAGAATAAAACCATTTTATCTAGGGCCTGCTCATAGCGATGGCCAGTTACTTTGGCGCTACGCCAGATGAGGCCGCGGCGATACTTGAACTTGTAGGTCACTTGATCCTCATGAGGTACACGGCAGTGATATAGGGTGGAAGTATTGAGAAAGAAGATCCGGAACCGCCAGACGCACTTGTGCCAGTCACCGAGTTAGATCCCGTAACACTAACTGAGGCTGTAGCACTTGGATCGCCAGTCCCCGCGGTAGATCCATCGGATCCATGCTGATTACCCAAAGAGCCGGTTGTATAGAAATCTTGGACCGAGGAAGCCGATGACAAAACATCACTGGCTGACCCTGAATTTACCGTAACAGTATTGGTAAATTGGTAGTTAGCATTAGTTACAATGGTTGCGGCTGCACTAGCTGAATTCAAAGTGTATAAGTGATAAGCTGCGCTTGGTATGCCGGTATGGCCCCATTGGTGGTAATGGCTCATGTTGTGACTGTGAGTTGATGACGCGAATGTGCCAGTCACTCCCAGCGAAGTAGCGAAAGTCCCGGCACCATGAGTATGAGCTAGGATTGCATTGGAAGTCGCCGCACCACCAGTTGTACCGGCTGTCGTGTTACCAGCAAGAAAAACTGAATTATTGATATTCGGAATGACCTGGCCATTCATCGGGCTAGTCGCATCCGATATCGTCTGGCCAGCGCAAAGAACAAACCCATTGGCATCGGCAGTAGTAGTCGCCGAAGTGGTATAGGCGCCAGTCAAATTGGGAAATGTAGCTAGCACAGATCCCAATGGTATGAGGCCAAAAGACCACTGTAGATTGCTACTGCCATCGCTTTGTAGCACCTGATTCGCTGCACCTGCCACTAATGGCAGAGTCAATGTTAGATTAGATGCCTGACTAGCAGAAGATTGAATGGTAGTCGTCTTTGGGCTAGCGGTATTGGAGCCAATAGTTACCGGCCCCACCAGCATGTTGGCTGGCGTATTAGTCGCGCTATTGAAGGTATAGGTACCAGCGGCATATGATACTGACGCGGTGCCAGACGGGAGCCCGGTAATAGATCCGGCACCCGCATTGACGCTACCGTTATTTGTGATGGGAACCTGATTTCCGGCCCCATCGTTATAATAAAGCTCCTTCCCAACCACATAGACGCAATCAACATCGGAAGTTCCGCTAGTCGATAGCGGAGCCGACTGAGACGTGAACCGCACGGTTCTAGTCGTCGTCAGATTGTTCTGATTCATCGGAAGGTCGGCATTGATGTTAATGCCGGCCGGATTGATCTGTACGCCTTGGCCTGTCGAATGATTGTGCGAGTCAATCGCTCCCAGGCAGGCGTTGACGTTATTAGCCCAGTCTGGACCTGGATCTACCGCGACAACAGGAACCGGGAGATTCATGTTGGGGCTAGTGGTTGTATTTGCCATGGAATCTCCTAGAAGACATAAAGGCTAACGGTTGTGGCGCCAGAGGCATGCAGTATCAACGTCAAATCAGGCTTCTGATTGGTCGATTGCCCATCGTAAAACGTAACGTTGGCGCTATTGAGAATGACGATATAGCCCTGAAGCTTTCTTCCAAGACCATGATTGATTGTGTTATTCCCAGACGCCAAGACCACATTGGATAGAATATTCCCACCCAGTAGCGGATTGCCGATAACGGGATTAAGCGTAGAAGCCCATTTAGGCGCCGCTAAATCCCAAGGCAGTTTAGGGCTGAGATTACCAGCCACCCTGATTTCCTCCGCCAAATCCAGTGCCACCGTAAACCGGATCCCGCCTTGTCTCGGAAATCGTATCGGCAATGCCTGCGTCTCTATTCTGCGAGGCTTGCTCAATCCTGAGTTTCAGGAAGGCGATTTCCGTATCTAGCTTGGTGGTATCGGATTCTTCTTTATCCAAGGCATATTTCGCGGCGCGCACAATCGGGTAACGTAGCCAGCCTGAATACCCTAGCGTAGTTAGATCGGTATCCTTAAGCAGAGCCGGAAGTTTGGGGCTATACCAAAGGCCCAGAGTCTGGTTACCGGCAGGCGTCGGGATGATATTGAGGTTATTGCCCATGAGCCTATAGCGCATATTGTAGACGCCATAGATAGTACTGGTGGAGTTTGGGTAGACGTAATCATTGCGGCGAATGAAATCAAACTTCAGAAGTGTAACGCGAGATGGCGTTACATTGCTGGTATTGACGTTAAGGTCAACGCCAGCCAGCTTATAGAGAGCCGGGGCAGGAGCGGTAGTGCCAGTGCTTGGGTACGTGCTGCCAAAGTAGTTGGTAGCCCCATCTGGCAGCGGATAGTTAGCTGTCTGACCATTCGTCTGTATGGCTACCTGGGCTGAGGAGAATAGATCCTCATAGCTAGTAATCAGAATGTCATAGAGCTCATACATAGCCAGGCGCAGGAAAGCATTCCATTCGCTAACAGTCACAAACTGCGAGGCTACGCGGTCTGCTGTCTGCTGGCTTCTGAGCCTAAGCTCAAAGAGAGACATTTCGCTAGGAGGCGCGGCGACCATCTGGGCCACACTCGAGTATGTCGAGGTACCAGATAGGTTGGTAGCAGCCACTTGGTAATAGAACATGACGCCGACGCCTGGCAGGCTATCGACATACTGCGTCACCAGCCCCAGAGTCGCAAGGTTGGTGAAGTTGACTCCATCGGTTGACCTCTGGACTTGGTAGCCTAGAGCTCCTAATGAGCCCGTCCAGGTCAGGAGAATATTGCCATCAGCCTGCTCTGCCGTAAGGTTTTGCGGCTGATAAGGCAAAGTCATAGAAGGCTCCTATTAATAGGGGAGGCCTGCCAAAGACAAGCCTCCCCACACGAAGGTAGATTAGATCCCGTCGATAGTGACGCTAGAGCCGTCAAACCACAACTGCATTCCGCACACCGAACCAGCGGCCGGTGCGGTTGGGATCAGCGTAGTCGTTCCAGCGGCAGTAGCCGCAGAGAATTGGACCGTAATCCATTGGCCAGAGTTACTGGCCACATTCGCTGTGGTCATGAGGTTAGTGTCCCCAACCACTTCGATTAGCGGGATACCCGACGTAGTGGGCAGCATAACGCGGGAGGTAGACGTGTTGGCTTCCCCGGCAACGCCCACTAGGAGAGCCGTGAATGCAACGCCAACCGCAGGCGTCACACCAGCCGGCACGCCCAATGTCAGCCATTGGGCCGCAGTGGTGTTACCCAGCGTGCTAATGACGTAGACCTGGCCAACCGTCAAAGCCGAGTTATCAACCTTGGTAGCCGTTGCCGTTGGCGTCACAAACCCAGCGCTTAGGCTGAGAAACTTATTGAAGTTCTGCTTCATCTGCACAAGAGCAAAGCCAACGGCAGGATTCGGGTTAAGGAAGCCGTTATTGGATCCTGGCGTTGCCGACGTATGCATGAAGACGTTTTCAACGTATCCATTGCTCTTGAGGGAGCGAATGCCAAGGCCGTTGCCGTTAGTCGAATCAACCACAAAATTGAGGTTGACCAGCATAGGCTTGCAGACGTTGGTATAGATCGACTTGCCATTAAGGCCAAACCCGCGGACGACAGACATACAGTGTTCCTTTAACTCGGAATAGCTCTCCGGAGGGCCCGAGAAACCCGGCCGGCAGTATGACTAGGAAATCTAGCCTTCAAGTATGTCCGGAATGCTCAGAAAGAAGAAGGGCCCCAGGAGTTACCCCAGGGCCCTAAATGTCTAGCTAAGTTAGGCGCTTAGTTGGACGTACATGTTGTAACCCGGGGCTGAGCAGATCTGGTTTCCGTAATAAGCGATACGAATCTCAAGCGCATCGGCATTTCCAACTCGAAGACCTTCGAGGCCCTCCATCCCGTAGGTCAGGATGTGCGGCGCCTTCCCAAGGGTACGCAGCTTGAACGTATCCATGGTTAGGCAGTAAGCCGTCTGCGCCGGGCAGGAGCGATCCGCAAGGACCGGAATCTTGCCGTAGGCAGAGTGGAAGTGGATGGCTTCAAACGCCACCTCGACTTCATCGTGCTCGAGTTGGACGTATTGGACCTTGGCGCCGAGCTCGTTGATGAGCGTCGCGTAGGAAACAAAGTCCAAGACGATGAGGTCAAAAGACGCGCCTTCCCGGTTACCGAACGCCAAGGCGTTAGTAATACCTTCCGAGATGGATTGCGCCGAAGCGTTGTAACGCAAGCCGCCCAAACGAGTCGGATCGGCAGAGCGGTTAACACCCCAAAAGTTATCGGTAGACGGCGGGTCAACCGAAGGCACCCAGGCAGCCAAGCCAGAGAGGCCAAGCATACCGGCAATCGTGGTAGACCCACCGATACCGATATCACCAAGGATTTGGAGGTAGTTAGTCGTACCAGTGGCCCAAGACGTTTGCGGCGCACCCTGCACAACCGTACCCACCAGGACGCCAGTGTTACGGTTAACCGAGGTCAGCTGGATGGCATCGATAGTGCCGCCAACGTTTTGCAGCGCCGCGCCGCCGTCAGTCGCCGACGCTTGGAGCGTCATGCCAACTTCAAACTGCACGACTTGCTGGCTATTGGCCAACGTCAGAGTGACGCTCGGAGCCGAATAGCTGACGCTCGATGCCAGGAACGTACCACGGCTAGCCGTACCGCCCGAGAAGATTTCAAACGCCATGTTGTTAGAGATGTTGCGGAAGCCGTTATCAAGGGTACGGCTCGCTTCATCCACAAACGCGCCAGCGTTGCTCTTGGTTTGTTCCATGAGCAAGTTGGTAATGGTGACCAATTGGTAATCTTGAACCGCGTACACAAAGTAGCTAATGACGCTAGAAGCCGTTTGTTGGTTCTGCGCGTTAGCGAATGTGTGAGCACGCCCGGCCGGGTTAGCATATTCCAGCGGGACGGGGATGTATTTGCCGGCAAAGCCGTCCGGCGATTCATTCTTGGGCACAAGAGCCAGATACGGATTCTTGGAATAGACTACATTTTTCATGTAGTCCTTATCGTCCGTATAAAGCTCTTTGAGCGCCGCCAGCTGGTTAGAGCTATTAGCGTAAACTGGTGCGATAGCCATGCTGAAATCTCCTAGCCGGCGCTAGGAGGCCGGCTCATTTTTTTAGTGTTCCGTGAAATGCTGCGAGTGCGCGTTGCTTGGCTGTCATGGGAGGCGTTGCCGTATCCCTATTAGTCAGCGTTCGCATTTGCCTTTGTTGCTGCGGCGGGACAGGAGCAGGAGGCGCCAGCCTACTCTGTACTTTTTTGAATCCTGCTATCTTCAGGTTTTCTGCCAAGAGTTCGTCTTCGACTAGCTGCATGGCTTCCCTCACGTCCAGGACTTCGCCGTCTTTGCGGTAAGTCCTTTCGATAAGGTCCATCACTTTGGGCACGCTGTTGGTGCCTCTGATCATCTCGAAGTCATCTCCTTCGCCGGCAAGCTTAGTAGCTTCGCGCCGCATTTCTGCTAGCACTTGCTGTTCAGATTGCGCGTCTCTATCGGAGAGTTTCTTGTCGAAACTTTCCTCTAGAGCTTTCAGTTTGGCCTCTACCACTTGGGCAGAGTCGCCAGCCTGATTGGCTAGGATGGCTTCGGTAAGCTGATCATACGTGACGCCTGATTCTAACAGGACACTCAGCGGCTCAGATTTCAATCGAGCCAAAGGCACCGTGCCCTCTTGGGAAGAGGCGGTAGCTAAGGCTTTCTCTCTATCAGCTAGCTCCCTCTCTTTTACCTGGAGGGCCCGCCTTTGTTTTGCAAGGGCGGCAAACTGAGGGCTGAGCGGCTTAGTGTCTTCAATAGCCGTTTCAGCTTCAGCATTGTCCGGAATGGTCAGTGATTCCGGGGTAGGGGCTTCGGAAGCCCCCGGAGTCGCGTTGGTATTCATCCTCACGGCCCGGATGTTTTGCACCCTTTGGGCCTGGGCATCGATACCGCCAACAGGGCTGGGGGTAGCTGAAACTGGAGAAATCTTCATTAGTTACCTTTATGCGGCTTGGTTAGGAGCATTGGGGATAAGTGGCGAGGTTGGCGGTGCTTGCGGCGAGGCTTGAGGCGCCGCGGCGGGGCCTGGCGGTAAAGCCTGGCCAGCCATCTTGAGGGTCTGGACTTGCTTAAAGAAGGTCCTAAGCAGGTCTGCCTTATTCTCCTCTAGCCCAGCTGCCAGGTAGAGGTTGATGTACTGCACAACCAATGTAGTGGCTAGGTCCAGGTCCATAAATGGGTCTGGCGGCTCGTAGCCCTTTTCCCCATCTTCCACAATCGCATCAAGGATTTTGAAGATTCTCTCTTCAGAGGCGTTATCGAGACGCTCATTTTGCTCGAGGTCTGGGTAGCGCATAAGCCGGCGACCTTCTTTAAGGGTAAGCATGCCGGCTTGGACTTGTTCGGTGACTGTTGCCATGCGTCCAGCAGGGGTACGCGGCAGGGATGACTCGTTAAAGCATTTAATGACGAATGGATTCTTGAGAAGTGACATTTTTGGCAGGTCAATCTCTTTGGTGCCATCCTTATTGGGGTAGACCGTCTGGTATTTGCCGGTGCGCTTGGCGATATCCATGGCGGTATCGGTAATCATGTAGGCCAGGTCGATAAAGACCTGATCATAGCGCTTGGCTAGCTCAGCAAAGCGGTCTGAGTTGATATCGTCATAGGAGCGAATGGCTTGGCCAGAGTCAAGGCCCTGCGGCTTCTCGCCAGTCGCTTGCATGTTTGAGACACCGCATTGACGAAAGCCGTAATCGATTAGCTTATCGCGTTCGGCGTAGAGCTCTGGAGCATTACAAGGAGCTATTTCATAGCTAGGCTTGGTGCCAGAGTAGGTGACAATGACGCCGATTTCGTTATTGTTGTGAGCCTTGACGACTTTGGAGCTCTGGTCAATGAAGACTCGAGGCACACCCACCAGCGTAATGGCTCTGGTAATGGTGTAGAGGATCCGGTTTAGGGATAGCTGCGTCCCAAAGAGTTGTGTAGCCAGGCCTTGGCCCCAGAATCCAAGATATGGGTCTGAGTAGTTGAAGAAGACGAAGGGGAATTTGGGCTTGTGCCATTCCTCATCGAGGATAATCCCGTTAACCGTAGCGATAGTATGGCGGCCAGGGATATACCCAGGGGCTTCTTTGTCGTCACATGATGGCAGACGCCAGCCTTCGACTACCATGATCTGGTCTGCGGTAGTGCGGCCAGTATCAGGCGCGTTATCCGGATAGGAGTTTGGCGTATCAGCGATGACCTTTTTGGCCTTCGGATTATTGGCCATGAGCTTATCGCGGTCTACAAGCTTAAGCTGATAGAGCGACTGCGGCTCACCATTTAGGCTGTCATTGTCATCCACATAAAGATCGGTCTGCAAAACTCTATCGAGGCAGACCTTTTCGTTATCGCCTTCATAGACCTTGAGAGCCGCGCCGCCCATCACAATGCCGTCGCGTAGCATCTTCTTAGCTTTAGTGTAGGCGTTAGTCTGGTAAAACTCGCCTTGAATAAACTGGTTGAGCTCTTGGCCCAAGTGCCGCTCTTTATAGTCGCCGCCGTCAGTCAGAAATTTAGGTTGGGGCTCAGACTGTCCAAGGCGGCTGACAAGAGTGTCAGTGCAAGCTTGAATGAGATTAAAGGTAGGACGGTCATCAGGAAGAGTGCGAGTGCGGTCCATCCTCGAGACATTGGAGCCGGCATAAGAATAGACAGATAGCCCGCAATATAATCTAACATCTACTGCCAGCTGCCTCATGCGGTAAGTCTGGTTAGTCTTCAGGTAGGCTGCAGTGCCGCATAGCTCTTGGGCTAGCTGCAAATCATCGTCAGCCTTCCACCACTCAGAGAGCATGGCCTGAGAGCCGGAAGCGTCCATAGCTGGACGCGTCTTCATCTTGATCTTGTCAGGGCCTTTTTTGCCCTTAGTAATCTTCATTAGGCATCCTCAGGAGGCCTGGCACTAAAGAAAATCATCTGCTCAGGAGTTAGGCCATCTGACTCAATATCGTCTGAATCTTCGGCTGTGTCTTTCCGAGGTTTTCTAGGTAGCGCACCGAATTTAACGGTTGTGCCGTCTAGCGTGATTTCGGTAATGCCTTGCTTTCGGCAGAGCTTGAGAAACGCCTCAAGCTCTTTCAGATCTTTAATCACGCGGGCCTCGGCATGCGGTCCTTTTTGCGCTTCATCATGATGCGGTCAACCATATCGTCTGGGGCTAGGCCGCCGTCTTCATCGCCGGAGTTAGCGCCGTCATAAGACGACTCGAGCTCATCACGTAACGCCAAATCATCGTAATCGGCTTCCATATCGTCAGCGATAGGGGGAGTATCGTTAGCGACTTCGCCGCCTTTGGAGTAACGCTTTGCCATGATGCGGTCCACCGTACCGCCATGCTCCATGCATGTACCACCTTCGCAGGCATGGCAGACTTCGCCGCCTTCGGCGAGGTTTTGGCGATCCCGACGCATATCTTTCATTTCGCCAAGCACTCGTTTATGCTCATCCTTTGCGAATTCACCTACTCCGCGCCTAATTTGATTGCCGGCCTGAGAGCCGGTAGGGGAGGCCCTCTCTGGGGTTAGATGGGCTACCCGATCTGTGGTATGGACACCTTTAGCAAAGGTTTCCCCACCCTCAGCCATCTTCTGCCGCTTCTTCATCGCATACTTGATCGCCATGCTCATGGTATTACTCACCTTGGTAGATGTTGATAATGCCTTTGACTGCGTTCAATCCCGCATCAACCGCATTGGCAGAGCTAGGCACAACGGTAATCGAGTCGCCAGCCGTGCATGACATAACGACACTGCCAGCAAGTACCGGCTGCGTAGGCGTCGGGCTGCCAAGCGTTAGCTTGGTGCTGCCGTTAAGCTTCAGAAGCAGCTGCAACGCAGAGCCGCCAGTCGTGACTGTCGAGTCAGCAGAGCTACCAGAGGCGATATAGGGAATGGTGTAATTGACGGCGACCGTATAGAGCCCAGTCGTGGGTACCGTATAGGTTTGGGTAGCAAGGCCGCAGACAGGAGTGCTTTGGATAATGCTAAGGCTCTGAGTCATGGTTTCTCCATTTGATCTTGTTCTTCATCAAGATCTTGAATGTGGGTACACAAGGACGCTAAGGCGGCCTTAACTAAGCTCACGTCTTTCTTTTCGACTGCGGCAAGTAAGTCCTGAGCTACCGCGTCCAGCATGTCATAGTCTTCATCATGCTTACGTTCTTTGGTTTCGACAGGGCCTACGCCTACGCCGTCGTCACGATTTTTGAGAAATGGAAGCATTTTTGATTCCTTTTGGGATTAAATATGTCCGGAATGCTCAGTTTATCCCCCATTCCGCATCTTCCGCAGGCCAAGAGCCCTGCTGATCTTCAGCAATAAGGCGCTCACGTTCTTTTTCCCAAATATTTTCAGACTGTTGCTTGTACCATTCGGGAGAATACATTGGCGCCTTGACTTCGGCGGGAGCTGAATGGTAATGGTAACCCATCCTCCAACTGTATAGATAAGCATCAGTGCGGTGATTAGGTAGCGCGGGGTGTTCCTTTTTGGGGAATTTGATCTTATCCCCATCAGTCATCCAGACTAATGCGCTCATCTCCTGCCAGAGCTCCCGGTTATCGGGAGTGTTTAGGATCTTGACTTTGCCTTGCACAAGGTCTGCGTTGCATAATTCAATGAACGTAGCTTTATCTTGCTTATCGGCAAACTCAAACGGAATGGATGAGCGTTGGCGCATCGATTCAACACCTTGTTTATTAGCTCCATCGACGATGATTCGATGTGGAGCCCAAAGGGGATCCGCCATAAATTCCCTGATTTTGTCGGCTACCTGATCAAACGTGAGCTTTTTCTGTGCAAAAGTCTTGAGCACATACAGGTGTGGGTCATTGATATGGTATGCCGTCAGGACGAAAGCGTTATCATCCTCCCATCCCGTATCAACGCCAAGAACCCTAGACCAGCCATCAGCTGCTAGATGCGGAATCTCTTTAGTGAGATTGCGGTCTGGATGGAAGCGGTAAACCAGCTTCTCTTCATCCACTACCCACTGATTGAGATACCACTGCTTAAACTGCGGCGTCTCCATGTAGAGGGGCCGGTGAGTTTTGATATCGTCTAGGGCCTCTTGCCATTGCTTCGCCACATGCGGGTTATCATGTGCGGTCCACTCGAATAGCTTCCAGCCAGGCTCGGCGCCAGTAGTCACGTCATAGAATAGACCGCGGGGGAAGTCTGACGCAGTACCCATGAGGCAGATAGTACCGCGTTCTCCTGTGGCATTGGGATCTGTCATCGCGGGGCCAAGGACGCCGTACACCAGATTGCGTAGGTCAATGGTGTACATCGAGGCTTCGTCAACTACTGCCAGGCGCCACTTGCGGCCTAGCAGCTTATTCATTTCGTCTTGATCAGCGTCAACGCCGGTAACGGCGATGACTGAGCCGTTGGGTAGGGTTAGGGTGAGCTCTGTCTGGTTTGGCCTAGCTCCGAGATTATGCTTTCGGTCAAGGATTCTAAGGATATCTTTCCATATAATCGCTTTAGCTGAGGCTCTGGTAAGGCCCACAAATAGGACGTTACATCCTGGAGTATTGATCGCCTCATGCACCAGGTACAAGCCTCCGGTGAATGATTTGGCTGAGCGCCTAGTACAGAACAAAGCCTTAAGCTTTGCTGGGTGAGCAATAAACTCTCGTTGTTGTCTGAATACATCTGGATGGCCAATCACATTGGGTTTAGGCGCATTAGCTATTGCCTGGCGCCGAAGATACTCCTTAATCATCTTCTGGTACTGATCAGGAGTCATTTAAACCAGTCAAGAATGAATTGATACCACTTGCGCTTGATGGGCTTATAGATAGGGATGATATTGAAGTGCGGTTTCTTGATTTGCTCGTCTAGTTTCTTCTGAGCTATCTGCTCTGCGGCGATAGCAGCCATAGCCTTACCCATCTCGAGAGCCTTAGCGGCGCCGGCCTCATGCTCTCTCTTACGAGCGGCGATATTCTCTGGCTTAACCCAATCAGCATATTGCGCCATGCGAGTAGCGCGGTATTTGGCTATCTGCTCGAGCTCTGCCATGCGTTGGGCCCTTTCAACCTCTGGGCTGATGGCTTTGTGCTCCATGAAGATGCCGGTTACTTCGCGCAAGAGTGGCTCCCAGAGAAGGGTTCGAACCTCCGACCAAATGCGTAACAGGCATTCGCTCTGCCAACTGAGCTATCTGGGAATATCAAAACTTCCTCGGACTAGTCTCACCCTTCATCGGCTTACCAGACATGGCAGACGCGATAGCTTGCTCCCTCGAGGCCATAGCAGCTACAGCGGCTGGTGTCTGAGCAATGACGGCTACTGGTTGTGGATCTGGCGGAGCCATCTGTGCCATAAGATCCGGATGACGCGCCAAAGCCGCAAGCGTTGACGGGGCCTGATTGGCAAGGTGCGCTGGAATAGCTTGCTTAGGTTGAATAGGAAGCGCGGGTCTAGCTGCAAAGCTTTCCTCTACCTCTTTAATGCGCTGCGCTACCAAGTCCTTTGTCGGCTTTGGCAGCTTGTGGTTGAGCAGGAGCTCTACTAGGAAGGTTAGTTCAGTCACCGAGTTTTGCTCTGTCCGCTATCGCCTTTACCTAACCCAGCAAACACATGCGACTGAGGCGAGCTAACTTGCGCCTCAATCGGTTTAACTGGCGCCTTCGCAAACTCTGGCTTCTTTGCAATGCCTTCTACCATACTCAGCACGCTAGTTTCAGGCACACGTGCGGTTTTGCCGTTGTATTCGATATACATATGACGCTTGTCTTCATCATAAGCCAGCTTCAGGCCTTGGCGTTTAGTGGGATCAAGCTTCTGGCCTAGGTTAGTGCCAGCAAGGAATAGCGGCGCGTGTAGTTCTGCCCATTGAATCTCAGTCATAAAGCCTCAAACGAATGGATTGAATTGCCACTTGGGGTATTTGTTCCCCCATACCTTTAAACCAGTCTTAGTAAGATGCGTAATAGTATCGATATCGGCAGGCACAAGGCTAGCACCAATGCCAAGTAGGCGCTGATGTGGATGAACATAAACGTAATCCAGTACTGTTCCTCTACAAACCGAAAAGCCCAGTACCACATCCAGGTCGTCACTTAGTACAGCCAGACGGCAAGTAGTATCGCCACTATCGATAAGGCGAGAAAGAAAACCTCGATACGATTCATAATAGGCCGGGGAAGCCACCAGCTTAAAGAAATCATTCCCATGACGTAGAGACTTAAGCCAACGAGTATAGACAAAACCATGGTACGCGGATGGGAGCTTATTACCTGCAAAACGAAGGATCGCATACGCTACCCCTTTCGATTTAGCTGACTCGGGGTGTACTCCCTCAGCCCCCATCGCATCTCGTATTTTCTGATTGTGAAGCGAATCGTGTTCCGGCATCTACCCTTCCCATTTTGCTCGAGAGCCTCCCCAATGTGCTTGAGCTTGGCCCCCTCCGCGAACATGGTAAGTATCAACCTATCAACGTCATTCTGAAACGATTCCACCTGAACACTGCGGCCTAGTAACCTGTAGTACGATTCCTTAGTCGATATCTCTATCTCACCCATATCGCGGTACGCATGAGAGGCGATCTGCCTTAGCATTAACTCGCCGCCAATTAGTTCTTCTGCGTCCTGAAATCCTTCTTCCTCAAGCCGCTGGTACCAGGCCCGTTGCAGCGTCTTGAAGGATGGGGATTTCCAAAAGGTCATTTCTCAGAGACGGCCTTTAGTTTCTTGGCTTCTTCTTCGGCAGCCAGTGCTGATTTCCTCTCGTTACGAATCTCTTCCATCATTGCGAATGCCACTTGGTTAGCGGCGCCCTTGCGTAGCGAATGGATGAAGTGAGCATCACAGCAATGCGACTCGGTAGGCTTTAGATGCATAATCATCTCAGCCAGCGCAAACTTGAGCGACGGCGTATCCGCCTTGATCATAGCGCCAGCAATGATGCGGTCTGACCACTCATGGAATTCAGCAACGCCCATAGGTAATGGCCGCGGCTCATTCATCTGGTCACTGATTAGATGTGCTGGCGTAGCAGCAGAATTCTTGCCGCGTACCGCAGCGGCTAGGCGATGAAGTGCAATCATGTTTTCCTTCTGAGTTTCTTTGCTTCTTCTTTGGCTTTAGCTTTAAGTCCGATGATCATATCTGGCACAACTTCTTTGAAATACTCCTCGAGCTCTGTCAGCTTCCAGCTAGCCATCTCGTCAGGCAGTGGCAACGTTGATGTGTGGGATCCTAACCGCACTTGCATACAGAGCTTGCCAGTCTCTTTATCGATGACTAGGTGCGGTTTGAGCTCTGTCATTTCCCCTCAATCGCCGGCAGATTCTTTCTGATGAGTACAACTAGATCCTCAGTGCTCATGCTCTTGAAGGGATCTTCGTTATCTTTGTCGCGCATCATTCCAAGATGCCTAGCTAGCATCTCGAGTGCTTTAAGCTTGTCGTGTAGTTTGACTTTGAGATGGATATTGGAGACTGAGCCATCAGGAGAAATCTTGCGATTCTCCGAGACTTCAGAGATAGCTGCGGAGGCTGAGTCGGTAAGGGAATCTGAAGGTCTAACAGTAACACCGCGGTCTGGCGACCAGTCGGCTACATCGCTTGCATCTGTGAAAGCGATCTTGGCGAGCTCTGCCAGTACCCTATCTGCGGTAATCTGGACGCGCTCGCCTCTGGCTTCTAGGGCTTTGTCAATCTCAGAACGTATGTGGACATTTGTCAACTGTCTTTTTGCTTCAGACCTAGCGCAACGAACAGCGTAGCCGGCCCGAACGGCGGCTGCAGCGCCATTCAAATCAACGAGATACTCCGCTACAAACTGACGTTGCTTCTCAGTGAGCAAAGCGTTTCCACATGATACATGAGGTAAATCTAAGATCTACCAATCATGATTTCACATGTTGTGTCTACTTAAAAGTCAGTGGCGGCAGGTTTTAGAGCCACACTTATGGCAGCGCCAGACGCAGGCGCCATTGATGGGTAAGAATTCTGCTACCTCCCACTGGTGGGAGACGCAAAAGAGCTTGCGGAGGCATGACGTGAGAAAGCGCATGTGACTAAAGTTTTACCACCAGGCGCCGATGACATCAACGTTCTAATTGGCCTTCCTGTTGAGCCCCGGTCTCTTTGAGGCTGGGGCTTCTTCCATGGTAAGCTAGCCACAGTCTCTTTCGTTGCGCTGCTCTCGAGGCCCTGCGGTTAACCGTGGGGTTTCTTTTATGGTGTGACGGGCCGGGCGCTACCCCGACGTCCTTGTACTTCGGATGAAAGAGCCTCCAGATCCAACCTGGCCTCGATTATTACCGAGATGGGAGTCGAACCCACGGATTTCTACGTGTCTCAGTCCTTCTACGTCTAGTTGGACTTGGCTTCCACGTCGCCGTCACCTGGGAGTATCCATGCCTTCCCTCTCGCCCGTGTCTCTCCAACACCTTGCCATCTGTACTCGAGTAAAAACGCCAGTTAATCGCCAGTGAGTTACTTGAATTCGCGCAGCCTCAAACATAATTATCTGCGATTACAGTATGTTAAATTCAAGTAAAAGACTCGAATTGCGCAATTATTAATTAGGGTCAAAACTCCAATTTCTTTTAGGAGTCACTTATGGCACTATCACCGGTTAGCCTTCAACATCTCCAGACCTGCCATCCTTCGCTCATCGCGCTGTTCCAGGCCCCCCGTGGGGTTTCTTTTGTTGAGAATCAACCCATTTGAAAAACTCTTGCTCATCGATCAGCACGCGCCGCCCTATCGTCTTAACCGCACGGTCAAAGCCGTTGGTATCCTTATTGAAAATAATGGACCGCAATCCAGCGTTAGATGGCCATGGGTGGTAGACCTCCCATTTAGACGCCGGGATAAGTCGCGTTTGCTTTGTGCTGTCCACTTTCGCCTCCTGTTAACATTTGAGGCTAATTAACATAGAGGAGACATTAAATGCCAGCACTTAACCGTGGGGTTTCTTTTTACCCGCTTGAGTCCAGTTATTTGAAAGTAAATTGAACATGGTGATGTGTTCTGGGGCCTCAACGTTTCTATTGTCATCCCAAAAACCTATGCCGCATTCATCATTTACATCCCAATATACGACTAAGACATTTTTATCTTTGATCCAAACTTCACGTTTTCTTTTGGCATTTGGTTTCCACATTATTCCAAATTATCCTCAATGGGAGTAATAGCCATGGCTTTGTCTCCTGTCAGCCTCCAACACCTAGCCACTTGCCATCCCGACCTTGTGGCCCTCTTCACCGCGGTAGCTGAGCAGATCCCAATTTTGATAATTTGCGGCATGCGCGACCAGGAGGCCCAAAACGCGGCTGTGGCTGCGGGGCGTTCCAGGACACCCTGGCCTACCTCTCGCCACAACTCGTGCCCCAGCGAGGCCGTGGACGCTGCCATACTGCCACTCAACTGGGACCGCATAGACGACTTCCGCCAGCTGAATGATGTGGTGCAGAAGCAGGCGGCTATCCTTGGCCTTAGGATTGAGTGGGGGGGGGATTTCGTCCATCTGAA